CACTACCTTGAGTGCATTGGAATACTGCAAAAAGTTTGCAGCAGTATAAAAATATTCAAAGTTACTTGAATTCGGTTTACCGAAAATAGCAACCAACTCTGCCTCCGAACTAACATTTGTAACTGAAGCAACTGGACCTTTTTCAAAGGGGCCAGCAACAGAACCAATATTGGTTTGAAGAGCAGGAACGATATTCGTTAAGTCGATTTCTCTTACATGTACGCCCGGCGACACTAAAAAACCCATTTTCCTTACTCCTTTTCTATGTAGAGAATGCACTCTACGTTAGAGTTATTCTTTTCATTAGAATTATTTATAAAAAACAGATTCCTAAAACACTCTTTTTATATGCTAGGATTCTTATAAATAAACATATGAATGAGCATTACGAAAAATACAAAGAAACGATTAAAAGTGTATCCAGACGAAACTATCGTCAACGTCTTGTATGGTTAAATGAATACCTTGCTGAGAAGTCATGTTCTCATTGTGGTGAAAGTGAAACAGTTTGTCTTAAATTTCATCCACATCATAATAAAATTAAAAAATTAACTCAACGCAAAGGTATGAACAGTCAAAGCCGTAAAGAAGCATTAGAGTTAATCAAAGAATCTTCTATCGTTTGTTCAAATTGTTTCATCAAACTAGACCATGATCTTATAGAATTTATATAGGTATTTACCAATCTGTAGCGTTGTCTCTTACAACAGCTGACCACTTAGTTCCATAATCATCTACCATATTACCAATATTTTCATCTTCAAGACCATCAAGGATAAATCCAAATGGCGCCATGTCTTGATCCAACATGTCTTGTTGTTCTTTCATCATGGTTGCCCGAATGTCTTGATCCGATAGTTCTTTAAAGTATTGCTGATCTGTGGCCCATGCAAACATAAACAGACATGCTACCAAATCATCGTTACATCCTTCGTCAGCCTCAAACGATTGTCCTTTAATAATAAAAGTTGTTAATTCTGTGATAATCTCTAAATCTTCTATGATTAGTTTATTATCCTCAATCATCTGTTTTAGGTTGGAACATCCAATACGTTTTACAGCTTTAGTGGTTCTTACCCCCAATTGTGCTCGACCACCTGAGAACCCCCCTCCAAGGACTTGTCCCGCACGGCCACGCATAGAAGCCATAATAAGGTTGTCATACTCCAAGTCAAACTGTAAAGCACTAGCAACCTGTTCTCCAATGTCATTAACCTCCACCATAACAAATGCTTGATTATATGCCCGAGCAACGTCATATATCTTGGCGGGAAATAAAAGAGGTTTGATTTCATTGTCTCTAAACTTTGCGACTACTTTGTATGGAATTTCAGTTACATCAACCACTACAAATGCTGAATAGTCGTTTTGTGTACCTCTAGCAACGTCAGCAGTTAGGAAATATGTATGTCCTTCTTCGGGATGTTGATGAACATCTAACCCAGCGTTAGATGTTTTTGCCGCTCGATATGTCAGTTGTCTTAGTTTGCCAGGCGCAACTAGTGTATCAATTGATCCTAAGAACTCACATTCAAACTCTGTATTGAACTGTGCCTCTGAGGTATTTTTAATTGTTTGTTTTTTCCACTCTTCATCTCGGCCTGGAACTTCGCTCCAATGCACCTCAATTGGAATGTATTCATTTCTTTTTTCTTCTGCATCCGTCCACAATTTATAAAACATGTTCATACCATGTGGAGTTGAAACGATCATTACTTTTGTGGTTTTACCAGAGGATATTGTAGGATATACTGAACTAAAGAATTGTTCCGCAACGTTTGCTGGGACGTAGGCAAACTCATCCAAAAATATAATGTTGTAAGAACCACCACGAACAGCGCTTGCAGAAGTAGAAGATGCGAGTATTTTACTACCATTTTCTAACTCCAAACTGCCTTTGTTCCAAGACATGACGCCTTGTTGTAACCACTTGGGTAAATGTTCGTATGCTAGTTGAAGTCTCCCAAGCAAGTCCCTTGCAGTAGCAGCCTTATTTGCAAGGATTGCCACATTCACACTTGGATTAAACAAAACATAATGAAGAAGATATGCAATTATTGTTGTTGACTTACCAGACTGTCTAGGCAACTTACATATCGTAAAACGGTTTTTATGAAACGTTCCTATCATATCCTTTTGAAAGTCATAGAGTTTGAACGGCACTAGACCTTCATCAAGAGACACAATCATAATGTAGTTTTCTACAAAATGTTGTGGATCATCCATACACCTCTTATACTCTTGAAGTTCTTCCTTTGTCCACTCTTGAGCAACATTGGCTTTCTTGAGGTTTGGATTTCCTAGATATACTGATTGTTCTACCATGATTTATTTAGGTTAAATGTGTGCCGTTAAACATAGGATGATTTTTTTCTACTGCTCCTACTGAACTCCAGATGTGTAAAGGACTACACACCAAAGCTTCTTCCTCTGTAACAAAATGATGAGGACACATTTTTTCTAAGATGAGAACATCTCCTTTTACAATACTAACTTCTTTCCTGTCCTTTCCAAGTCCGTATACACAAGTTCCCAAACCATCCAACATATAAACTACTCTTACAGTAGAATGTATATGTTCTTCTTGTTCTGAACTACCCGCTGGCATATACAACAATTGCATAGTAGGATCACCCAAACGAATAGGTGGCAGTAGAGATTCCGTTGAACACCCATTAATGTATGGTAGGTTTGTTCCTAAGATTTGAACACTTCTGTCTGCACAAGCATATCCTCTTATCACAACACATAATTTATCACTATTAATTTTGCTCGGACCTCTCTTGACATTACCATGCCAATGGCCATTCATAAATCGATAATACCATGCGCTATCACCAATTTCTACATCAATAATTTGCTCTCCATAATATACAGTATAACTATATAAGTCATCGTAACAATTTTCAATTACATTGTCATCCGAATTTTTATTTAAAATTTTAATCATAATTTATTTCCCAATTATGTAGAGACTCTATTCCAATAGTCTCTTATGTATCTAGTCTTCAAACTCTCAAGTTTTTGTCTTAATGCAGCTGGCGGACTGTCTATATCTTTTCTTTTTAATTTACGAATATCATCCCAATAAAACTCATCATATATATTATAAGATTGCAACCCCATAGCGTGCCAACTTCCAATCTTAATTTTATGCTCCCATTTGTTTCTCCACGATTCTGCAAAAGCTGATGCATCTCTTTGTTTGAAATTTCCATTATCCCATTTTCCATCTTTTGAAAGTGTATACCCATATTTTGCTGGGTCTTTTTCAAAATCAGACGAATATGCATATTCATCCACAGCTTTTCCTTGGTTCATAAACCCTAGAGTTGTTAAATACCAAGTGTCTAATTTATATTCTCCATCTAAAAGGTCTTGGCACCAAGAGTTCATAGTGTCCATAGTTTCATGTGGTAAACCAGTTATAAATCCAGCATTTGTTAATACATCATCGCCCCAAGTTTCTTTACATAAACTCAAAGTCTCTTTAATCTTTTCTGGCCGTAGGCCTTTTCCAATAGACTTTGCACTCTCATAATTAAACGACTCTAAACCAAAATGACAAGAATTTAATCCAGCTTCATGAAGAAGAGGTATTTGCTCTTTATGTGCATGTAACAAGTCAACTCTTAGATATGAAGAGAACTTGATATTAATTTTTAGTTTATCTTGAACTCGACACAACATCTCAATTTTTTCTGTTGTCTCATTGAAGGTATCACATAACATATTATATTTTGTAACACCAAAATTTTCATAGTTGCTTTTTAGCTCATCGTATATACTTTGCTCTGATCTTATATATTTGTTGTCTTTTGGATTTTTACCTAATAATGGAAAAGAACAGAATGAACATTTAAATCTACATCCCCTAGACATTTCAAAAGGCAAAACTTCATGGGGCATTACCCCATCTTCATTTGTGTATACTGGTTTAGAATTATGAAAATCATGAGTCAACCCTAAAATATCATATCGAAATCTTTGAGGTGGCTCTTTTTCATTTAAAAATTTATGTATAGATTCCTCTGCAATTCCATCTACCCAATAATCTATCTTACTATCTTTTAGTTTATCAAATATATTTCTTGATGCTTTAGTATGACCACCCAGTACAATAGGCACATTAGGAAAAAATTCTTTCATGTCATCTAAGAATAAGTTAAAGGTATTCCAAGGAGAGTCTTTTAAAATTGTCCCAAAATTATACTCTTTCTTGATGTGTGTTGGTCCAGAGGCAAAAGTTCCACTGATACCTATAAATTTAGCATCAGGTTTTAGAATATCTTTTATCCAAAATATTAAATCTTCTCTGTGATTATCCCACACTTCTAAAAAGTTATTAATAACTTTTACCTTATATCCCTTTTGTCTCATGGATTGTGCAATTTTATATGCGCCTATTGTCTTTACAGGAAAATGATAATTACTAACTTCTGTAAATATTATGGCATCATACATCTGTTTTAAACTCATACAAGGGATAATAGTAATCAGCAAATCCCGCCTTCTTATTTATCTTTTTTTCCTGCAAATCTTTTTTGTCCTTTTCAGAAAACAATGAATGGTTTAGATAACTTTTAATTCCACCGACAAGATTACGACCATGAAAGTAATGGTCATCACCAAAATTTATCATTGTAAAATCTTCATAGTCATCATCTGAAAATTGCTCCCAAGAATTCATCTTTGGTCTTAGATTCCAACCCAACTCTGTGAACGCTAGATTTTTTGGTTGATATCGTTTTAGGTATTGCAGTTCTTTGTCCTTTCTGTGCAGATATTCATAGTATTGAAATATGATTGGCGTATAAAAATAAAATGCTATGTATTCATCATGACAGAAACCTTGAGTGGTTCCACGGTATGGGCTAGGAACCATTCCATAACAAACATCACCTTCTCTTTTATACAGAAAATTTCCATAAGATATCACTAAGTTTTTCTCTGGGTTTTTTTGTACATATTTTTTAAACCCGTACTGTTGTAGTAAAGCACCAAAACCAGTTTCACATTCAAAATAATTAGAGTCTTGAACAATAACGTCAATTAACATATCTGATGTGTCAATGGTTTCAACTTGGAACTTTATATTATATTTATCAGCAAATGACTTTGCAAAGAAATATTCTTCTTTGTTAAACTTACCTTCATGTTTATATGACATAAAAACATATTCAACATCTGCATTTATTTCTTTAAAAGCCCATGCTGCTTGTTGAGAGTCTATTCCTCCAGAAAAAAATATAACTAAATTATCATAATTATTGCATATATGTTGTGCTTGTAGTTTTAATGCGTCCTTCAAAGATTTTGGATAGTCATCAAACATTGGATATATGTTAATAACAGTTTTTTCGTTTTTCTCTGGCCACGTTAACCAATTTTCTAAATGGTTTTTCATTTTAAACACGACTCATAAATTTCGTCTGGTATTTTTTCACCCTTTCTCCAGAACCTACCATCATCAATTACTAATTTAATTGCTTGTGGATCATTTCTTTTTTTAACTCTATACGAATAATCGTAATTTCCATCTGCCGCTCCAGCTAAAATTTTTATTAAAGATGGTTCTTTTGTTTTATTTTTTCTGTAATTTTCATCTTTGATGTATTTGTTTATATATTCTTTAGCTGGTTGTTTATATGTTTCCCAAGTGCCTCCATGTTTGATATCATGATTTATTATTGACCACTTTTGAAAATTTTCAGTATTAAAGAAACTTACAGTTGATTGCCACTCTGTTGTAGTGCTAAATGTAAAAATCATTCGGCTGTCAACATCTTGCCATTTGAAACAAAAGTTACACCACCAAAATAAATCAAATATTGTTTTTATTTCAACTGGTGAATAATCCACATGTTCAAATAATATTTCAGCTAACTGAGTTTTTTTATATTCATAATTCTCTTGTGTGTCTTTTGGTACGTCTGGTTTTGCATTGAATAACTCACCATTAGGCCAAGAAAAAATAGTCTCCCAATCATCTGCATGTTTGTCTAAGTTTGCATGTAGAGCATCACTACCAAAACACTGGTCACCACACTCTCCAGTAACTTTTATAATATCATGATTTTCAAATAATAAATCATCTAACATTTCTTTGTGTGGTAAAGAGTTGTTTTTATCCTTTACCATTTTTTCCCACATCAAAGGAAATTCATCAATTGAATCTTGAGTGTATCGAATATTCAAAATATCAGATTTAGATTTAGTTTCTAAAAGTGCTATCAATGCACCACTACTGTCAATTCCACCACTCCAAAATAATTCTATTGGTTTTTTTAATTTCCACAAATTCTTTGCTGCTTCCATACAACATTCTTCCCAAGATTTATTAAATTCTTTAACCTCTGGAATAGGGTCATATGATATATGAAATGGGTTGAAATGACCAGTTCTATCTACAGGCATATATGCTTGTACTAATTGTCCGGCTCTTATGATGGGAGGAGCATTTCCTAAATTATCTAGTTCAAAAATATCAGGTCTAAAATATTTCACTTTCACTTTACTTATCCTTTAACATTTTCTGCAATTCAGCAGTACTCCCAACAAAGAGTGCATTTGTCACACTCTTCGGTGCGTTGTTAGGCACCTCTTTTAGTTTTCTCATTTTTTCCTGTAAGTCACCAAGTTTTTCAGTAACCTCAGCAACCTGTTTGATAAGGTTTCCGGCAACTTCGTATGCTCGTGGATGTTCCGATTCTTTGGCGAGTTCCAGAATGCCTTCCACTGCATTCGTTCCTTTTTCGACCAAATTGTAGAAGTTTTGTCGTTGGTATTCATAATCTCTTTCCACATGTTCATTCGCATCACCCCAATCTTCTTGAGATGAGGGTACTACTTCTTGTTTAATAATTTTTTTAGGAATATTTTCGACCACACCTAAGGCCTTATCAATTTCATTACTCATCGTCACAATACCTCTTACATATACTAGGAGCTTGTTCTGGTCTATTTATTAGTGTATCAAACCAAGTTTGCCATTCTTCCCCCTCGACAATATCCTCAATCCTTTCTACATTACTAACTTTCATACTGTCCTTATAGAATCGAGATATCTCTTTTTCTTCTTCTTCAGAACGAGTTCTTTGTAAACCACAACATGGTAATAGATGACCTGTGGCACAAAAAAACACATCCTGGCCATTTTTTCTAAGACAACGGGGATTTAGTGTCATTGTTTATTATCGTTGATGATACTGTTTCCCACATACTCATCATCTGGTTTAAATAAAAGTCTGTCCCACATCTCATCTTTCCACTCACCATATCTATAAGACTCATCATATCTACTTGACATTACCAATTTAAATTTTATTCCATTATGTTCTGCCAAAGCCTTTGCCTCGTCAATATCATTTTGATTGTATTTAAAAACGATATATTTCCACACAGGAGTTAATCCATAGTTTAATGCAAGTTTCATCATATCAAACAAATGTTCACCGTCTTGGTTTATCCTATACTTGTGACTGTCCTTGGGAAGTCCATCAATTCCAAAAACC